CGCGTACATCCCTGAGGGTCCCGGACGAATGGACCCACTTAATACAACTCATCTCCCAGCTGGAGAAGCTCCTGCGCAACTCATTAGGCGTAGCCACAGTTGACCTGTGGAAGAGAGCAAGGCGAAAGAGATGCGGGGGGTCCAAAGTAGGTACGGAAGTTACGTGATCCGCGTACGAAACGAGTTCTAACCAAGTCTACACTCACCTGTAAACAAGGATGATCGTCGATCCATAGCGATCTACGAGCCTTATGGGTGACAAAGGCTCGATCTTCGTACATCATGGAATGTTCGTAAACTGGCCGGGGCCAGACGAACGACCATAACTTCGGTCCCCGCTGGAGGACGCGGAAAGAGGGAGGTTGATAAGAGGGTGTCTGAGAAGAACGCTCGCGATAGGAAGCATAGTCGATGGATACCTTTTCAGGTTTAACGGTTTGACCCGTCCATCTCGAGACCATGTCCCCCGCGACGTCTTTCGCCATAACGTCGAAAATGGGATAAAGGGAAGCCTTGGGAGGCGCCCCGACAACCATTTCAACACTACGACGTACACCCTTCTTTATTGTAGGGGCCGGCCCATCGGTCAAGGCGCGGCGAAACCAAGACTTCTTGGAAAGAATCTGGAACTCTCTGCGAGACAGAGTTGACAAGTCAATCTGTCTAGCGGCAATCTCGAAGCGCATCATACAATTCACGACGAGGGACTTCACCTCGCCGCGAAAAGTACTCAGCCCATCGAGAATCTCTGCCAACAGACAGCCAGGTTCCTTCTTGTAAGGTCGAAAGAACGAAAGGACGGGTTTAGGGGCCAACTGGCCTCTACGGAGAAAGAACCTTTGGGAGTTCAAATCCGCAGAGATGTTTGAGTAGCCGGTCTTCTCAACATTGACACAAAGTCCAAAAGTTCCAGTTACCTCTTGCCAGAGGGAAAAGAACTTTCGATCACCTGCAAACAAGCAGTCATCGCCATTAAAACGCCCGACGCGGTTGGCCCCGCTACCACGTCCGATATCGCTGGCGATATCGAAGCAAGCCTTGTTCAAGAGACACAGAAGTGGGAAACTCACGAGATTCCCCATCATGCTGCCTCTAAGAATAGGTCTGATAGCCCCCGTGCAGGTGTTCAACCAACGCAGGCGTTGGAAGGAACCTCTCAGGACTCTTCTC